CTACTATGCATAGGAGAAAATTATGACTGAACAAGTAGAAACACAGGAAGCTCCTCAGCTTTCTCTTCAAGACATTGCTACTAGTGTACAGATAGTCGATATCTGTTCTAGACGCGGTGCTTTCGAAGGTACTGAACTCGAGGCAGTTGGTGGTCTTAGATCTAGATTAGTTGCTTTTATAGAAGCTAATCGACCTACAGGCGAACCAGCACCAGACGGTGAAGTTCCAGCGGTTGAAGCAGAAGCTGTCGGTTCCGACGATTCTGACGAATCGTAGCTTATTGGTGGGGTAGCTCCCCACCCACTTTATTATAGGATTATATCATGGACAAAAATGAAACAGCCGAATTGATCAAGGCTTTACAAAAAGGTCAAGTCACAGTAACATTTCAAAAGGTTAACTCAGACGAAATTAGAGTTATGCCTTGTACACTTAACCCCACAGTTCTAGAAGCTAATGGAGTTAAACCCGCAATAGATAACATCGGTTCAGAATCCGAGAATTTACCTGCATGGTCTTTAGATAAGAATGCATGGCGAAGTTTTAGAAAAGATACAGTTATCTCTTGGGAGGTTTTAGGTGAATGAATTCCTTTGGTGCGAAAAGTACCGTCCAAATACAATAGAAGATTGTATATTACCAGCAAACATTAAGAAAACTTTCACAGATATTGTTAACGGAGGTGAACTGCACAATATGCTGTTAACGGGTACGCCCGGTCTAGGTAAAACAACTGTTGCAAAAGCTCTTTGTGAAGAATTGGAATTGGATTACTTATTAATTAATGGATCAGAGGAATCCGGAATAGATACACTACGTACAAAGATAAAACAATTTGCTTCGTCGGTATCTCTTCAAGGCGGATATAAGGTAGTTATTCTCGATGAGGCTGACTACCTAAACCCACAATCAACTCAACCGGCACTTAGAGCATTCATTGAAGAATTTAGTTCTAACTGTAGGTTTATACTAACATGTAATTTTAGAAATCGTATAATACCGGCTCTACACTCCAGATGTGCCGTATACGAATTTAATATTCCTAAGAATGATCAACAAAGACTAGCCTCGGTTATGATGTCCAGGCTTATGATGATTCTTAGTGAAGAAAAGATAGAATATAATCAAGAAGTTTTGGCAGAACTTATAATGAAACATATGCCAGACTGGAGAAGAATTATTAATGAGCTCCAACGCTATGGATCATCAGGAATTATAGATACAGGTATACTAGTACAAATTGGTGATATTGCTCTTCATGATTTAATGTCACATCTTAAAGATAAGAACTTTAAATTAATGAGACAATGGGTAGTCGATAATCTCGACTCTGATCCCGCATCTCTTTTTAGAAAAATCTATGATAATATGAATGAACATGTAGAATCAGGATCCATTCCTCAATTAGTACTAATATTAGCCGACTATCAATATAAAGATAGTTTTGTTGCAGACCATGAATTAAATTTAGTAGCATGCCTGACAGAAGTTATGGCAGGAGTTAATTTCAAATGAGTAGTGAAATAGTAGTATTTGATACATTTCTAGAAGAAGGAAAGAAAGGCCCCAAACGTTTATTTGTATATAATAATGGTAAACAAATAAATTCTCACACAGCACATTGTGAGTGGGATGTGAATAGAATTAAACAAAATTATGAGTCAAGTCTCAATGAACCCATTCGAATTCGTCAAGGCAATTAATTATTCCAAAAAGGATATAATGGTTGACGACCTCGTTGAGGCCGAATATAACCCTTTTATTATTAACCGATCTTTGTCTTATTTTAAAGACACGGTACTATATGCTAACGAAATAAACCAAAATGGCCACCTAGATAGTCGCCTTCAATTTGATTTTTTTATAAATATAATAAGAAAGCGAAATAGATTTTCTAAATGGCTTAAACCAAGTGAAATAGAAAATCTAGAAGTAGTTAAAGAATATTATGGATATAGCGATGAGAAAGCTAAATCTGTTTTATCATTATTAAATAATAGACAAATTGAAAATTTGAAACAAAGGATTTATAAAGGTGGAAGAACAAAAACCAATAAGTAGTTGGGGCCCAGATGACATGCTGGAAATCTCGCTCAACGAACCAGACGACTTCCTTAAAGTAAGAGAAACATTAACCCGAATAGGGGTAGCTTCGCGCAAAGACAATAAACTATTCCAGTCTTGCCATATCTTACATAAACAAGGACGTTATTTTATCGTACATTTTAAAGAACTTTTTCTATTAGACGGGAAACCAAGTAATCTAGTAGAAAATGATATACAGCGTAGAAATACAATAGCTACACTGTTAGCCGATTGGGGATTATTAAGTATACTTAATCCAGAATTGGCAAAAGACATAGCACCTCTTCGTCAAATAAAGGTAATTCCTTTTAAAGACAAAAAAGATTGGGAACTATGTCCTAAATATAATATAGGAAATACTACTCCAAAAGAGTCGTAAAACCTGTATAAATATAATATGAGAGATGCTGCATTGGGCGGGTCTCCATTAACCTTGCTAAACAGGAGGAAAAGATGATGACTAGAAATCTAAGTTTAACGTATCCACGTCAAATGTTTGTAGGATTCGAACCGTTATTCAACGAGTTAGAAAGACTTACAGCAGTTACTCCAGGTCAAGACAACTATCCACCTCATAACGTGGTTAAAATCGATGACGAAAATTTCAATATTGAAATGGCCGTTGCCGGATTTAACAAAGACGATGTTGAGGTAGAATTAAAGGATGGTACACTAACTATTAGTGGTGAAAGATCTGAAGATGAACGCGAGTACGCGTACAAAGGTATATCATCTCGCAAATTCTCTAGGAGCTTTAGGCTCGCTGAGTATGTTGTTGCAGATGGTGCTGATCTAGTGGATGGTATTCTTGTAGTTAATCTACAATTAGACATTCCAGAAGAAAAGCGTCCTCAAAAGATCAAAATAGGATCTTAATATATTAAGATTAGGGACTGATAGCAATATCAGTCTCTTCTCTTTTAAATGAAAAAAACGGTGTACAAATGCCGTAAACTGTGGTATAATATATACATATGAAGTTTTATACAAACGTAAGTCGTTATGGTCAAATGCTCCTCTACCGAGGATATGAAAACGGTAGAAAAGTATCCCAAAAAATTAAATATCAACCAACCTTATTTGTAAACGACCAAGGAGGATCTTGGACCGCGCTTGACGGAACTAAAGTCAGGGCAGTTAAAAAAGATTCTATGCGGGAAGCAAAAGGTTGGATCCAAGAACAACAAAGAATATCTGGTCGAAAGGTATATGGAAATATTCGTTACATATATTCTTTTATTAATGAACAATTCCCAGGTAATATAGAATTCGATCGTAACTTAATCAACGTTACCTCTCTTGATATTGAGGTAGCCTCGGATGATGGCTTCCCATATCCAGAAGATGCATTAAAAGAAGTCACGGCAATATGCCTTAAAAATAATATCGATAATACTTACCATGTCTGGGGATGTGGAAACTATGATGTTAAAGATTCTTTAATGAAAACAAATCGTGTCATTTATTATAAATGTACCGATGAAATAGATTTACTTCAAAAGTTTATAGACCACTGGACCGTCCCTTCAAATACTCCGGATGTAATTACCGGCTGGAATTCAAGGTTCTTTGATATTCCATATTTAATTAATAGAATTAATAAGCTTCTTCCTGGCCAGGAAAAACGCCTTTCTCCATGGGGAATGGTAGATGAGAGAACAGTCAAAAGAATGCAGCGTACACAGCAAACTTACGAGATAGGCGGCATTGAACATTTAGATTATTTAGAACTCTTTCAAAAATTTAGTTACCAATATGGTCCTCAAGAATCTTATTCACTTAATCATATTTCTTATGTAGTACTAGGAGAACGTAAGTTAAATTATGATGAGTTTAATGATTTACATTCCCTTTATGCAAATGATTTTCAAAAGTTCATAGATTACAATATTAAGGATGTAGAATTAGTAGATCGTATGGAAGATAAACTAGGTCTTATTACTTTAGCCGTAACCATGGCTTATCGTGGTGGTGTTAATTATATGGATACGTTTGGAACAACTGCCATATGGGATTCTATTATATATCGAGATCTTTATGAAAATAAGATAGCTATTCCTTTTGCCGAAGATAAAATTAAATCGGCCTATCCAGGAGGTTATGTTAAAGAACCACATATTGGAATGCATAAGAATGTTGTTTCTTTCGATTTAAATTCACTTTATCCTTCTATTATTATGCAGTATAATATGTCTCCAGAAACTATTGCCAACGGCATAGTTGATACATCATTAAATGTAGATTCTATTCTAGAAAATTCAAGTATAGTAGATAATAAAAATATAGCAGTGGCTGCATCAGGACAATATTTTAAATTAAATAAACCTGGGGTTATGGCAAAGATTGTAGCAAATATGTATTCTGATCGAGCCAGAATTAAAAATTCAATGCTAGATTCTAGGCGAGAATTAGAAGTCGCCGATAGAGAAAACAAACAAGAAGTATATCGAATTGAACGTGATATAGCTCATTATGAAAATGAACAAATGACCCTTAAGCTTCTTCTTAATTCCTTATATGGAGCCATGGGTAATAAATATTTTAGATTCTTTGATCAACGTATTGCCGAGGCAATTACACTCACAGGACAATTAACTATTCGCTGGGGAGAAGTAGCCCTTAATAAAGATCTTAATAGGATCCTTAAAACTAAAGATAAAGATTATGTTATAGCTATAGACACAGATTCTCTTTATGTTAATCTAGATCCTTTAGTAGAAAAACTCAAACCTGAAAATACTATAGATTTCTTAGATAAGGTTTGTAAAGAATTAGAAAAAGGTTTACAAAACTCCTATGATGATCTATTTGCAATCATGGGTGGAACTGTAAATAAAATGGTAATGAGTCGCGAAGTGATTGCCGATAGAGGTATATGGACGGCCAAAAAGCGTTATATACTTAATGTATATGA